AGAAATACCCTAGCATTAATTTAACATCTAATAATAACCAATTAAGAAGTTATCAGTATAAGATTGTAGACGGGTTGCCTTATGCCCAATTACCTTATGAAAAAAACAAACAAGATAATTTATATCTAGGTGTTGAATTAGAAGTAAATAAGTCTAATCGAGCAAGTAAAAATATTATTAAAAGATTAGAAGAAGAAATTTTGTCAGGTACGGCTATTTGTAAATCTGACGGAAGTTTAGGAAATAATGGTTTAGAAATAAATATAGTACCAATGACTTTAGCTTATGCGAAGTACACAGATTATTGGTACAAGTTTGAAAAAAATGTTCGAGATCATTTATTTTCATACCGAGATAAAAAGACTGGGCTACACGTCCACGTACCAAAACATTTATTTACTAAATATCAAATTGGTTTAATCGGACAGTTCTTAAACCTTAAAGATAATTTTGATTATGTTTGTAGTATTGCGGGTCGAGATTTAGAACACGACACGACTTTCGCAAAAACTGAGCCACGACACGATCTAAAATATTTTGCTTTTAATGACCCTGAAAGATACTCAGTATTAAATACTGATTTGTCTAAAACAATCGAATTTAGATTATTTAAAGGCAATATCTCAGCGACTACTATTTACAGATATTTAGAATTTACTCACGCACTATGTATTTTTGCTAAGTCTAATTCTATGAATATGAGAACACACCATAAAGACTTCATTAAATGGGTATCTTTAAACAAATCAGACTACCCGATTTTGAATAGATTTCATTTAACGAGTATCGAGAAAAAAACTGTCAATACTCGGAAAGTGGAAAGTTTTAAAGTTCAATTCAATAAAAGATTTAGAAATATATCTTTTAGTGTCCCGACTTTAAGACTAGCCGAGCCGTTAAAAATCAGACGTGTTCGGGCAATAAGAACGAGGGAAAATATCCCTTTGGCATACCAAACAACAACAACAACAACTAATGAAAGGTAGACACAGTGATAAACAAAACAATAATAGAAAAAACAAAACAAAATGGCTTTATTAGAGTTAAGAAAATATCTTATAAAGTAGTGGAACGAGTTAAACCTATAACCTCAGGGAAGGACGCAAACGAAACTAAACCCGTTCAACTGTCTTTCCCGTTCCCTGACTTTAATCAAGATATAACTTACAACAACGGAAAGCCCATTGTTAAGGTAATTACTAAATCTAGCTAGTAGTAGATTAAAACTCGTTAAGGGTTATTGGTGTCCAAAACTAATTAACTCTTAACGGGTTTTAAAAAAAAACAGATACACCCCGTCACTTAAAGAACAGCACACCAAAAATAAATCAACTCGTTAAGCCCTATTCACAAAGTATATACAATCCTTTGTGGTGTTTATTGTTATTGCTAAGTGTTTGAATTGCACACTTTAAAAATACAATCGGGGGTTGTACGGGGGTTTTTTGACAGTCAATGCCAACGAGATACCCTTTCAGATTTTTTTAACAAAAACAAAATAGTTGCGTAAAAGGGACAATCCTACAACACACGAGTTAAACCACTCGTTAAGTCCTTACGCCAATACTAGCTTATTTGACTATTTCTGTAGAATTGGTAGTCAGCGTCTACTTCTACCACACTATATGTTGATCCCAGCTGGTATACACTATGAACACAGTGTTCTACTATTAGAGTTAATACTAATACTAATACTATAGATATATACACTATAGTATATACTAATCGGATTGATAACAGTATTTGTTAGTAGTCTTATTTGTCTTATCTTAAAACCACAGATCCCCTTTTTGTCTATTTCCTAGAGTTCCTTGCAAGAACTTCTCTAGGTCTTGCTTCAAAAGTCTATCCCTGTGATCATTCAATTGTGTCTCACTGTCGACCGCCATTTGTTCAACCCAATAAGCTACGGCAATAGACAAAGCGTCTAGTCGGTCATCATTTCTTAATGAGCCCCTATCCCTAGTCAACCTAGTCATCTGGTAGAACAATTGATAATTAGGATCTTTAGTATCAAAATCCTGACGTATTAACTGTGGACTAACAACCAACCTATGTTGGTTCATCACAGGTTCTAAGGTATCAATAATCCTTAGTTCCTTTTGTTTGGTATGATTAACTTCTTCAATAGTCACAGGATAATATCTTTGGACTATTGGTTTTAACAATTGTGTAAACATACCGTCACCAAAGTTACTTTCCACAATAATCATATTAACTTTAGCGTCTCTTGCCATAGTAGCGATCTTAGTTAGATTGCTTTCTGTGTACCCACCACTTAACCCCGTGCAGTTCTGCACGAATAGATTGCCACCCAATTGTTTAACTATGGCAATCGCCAATTCGTCTTGACCACGACCAGCAGGGTCTACAGACATAACTGAACCTTTGTAGTCTCCAAAGTCTTCTGACTTAAACATAGGTTTGTAGTATTTGTCTCCAGTAAATCCTACTGACGGTAAATCTTCACATACATATTCTGGACTACCTGCCCAAGCTAATTTTACTGGGGCAATAGTATTGTTAATGTCCATAACTATTAAGTCGCTTAATTTAAGCGGGTATCTTTCTTTGTCAGACAATGTAGTGTCCAACATAAACTGTAAAGCAAAACCACTACGTCCGTAGCTGGCTTCTCTTTCTTTTAATTCTAAATCATTAAATCTGTCGGGATCTATTGGATCAAATTCTTTAAAATTATTATTTATAATGTAAGGTGCTAACTTTTTATCATACCGAGATAACTTATTATTCTCAGGCATACGAGCCGTCCATATTCTAGTTTGGTAGCCTCTTGATGGTAGATCATTATACACAGACATATCTGACTGTGGAGTACCTAAAAATATAATTTTACCATTAGGAGATAACACAGCTTCAAACTCTTTTACATTGTCTGTAAGCTTGTCTCTCATACTTTGAGTTAAACTGTTGTTTAAACTTTCGCAGTCATCAGAGATAATGAAATCGGCACGGCTTCCTGTAAGCTGACCTGTGATCCCTACGGATTTAACTGACGGAGAGTGTGCCGCTTTAGCTAGAGCCACATCAAAGGAAACGTTACTACCCCTTTGGTCGGATCTAGGTGTTAAATGCTTTAGGATATCCATTTCCATAATTAATCTTTTGGTAAATGTACTAAAGTCGTCTGCCCTAGTCTTACTTGCAGACACTACTAAAAATTTTAAATCTGGGTTTCGTAATAAATTCCAACAAACAAATGCACTACAAATCCAAGATTTACCTATACCCCTAAACGCTTGAATAACTGCTCGTCTTGGTGCATTCTGTAAATATTCAGCTATATCAAACTGAACGGGTGTTGGACTTGGCAGATTTAGGTGTTTCCAAGCGATATACAAGAAATTCCTAAAATCTTGGGTTATTTCTTTCATTTTATACCCTTTAAAGACTCAAATAGGGGTCTTTTTTTAACGTTTATTGGGTTACGTCTCCTTTACCTTGCATTATGTCAGAAAGCTTAAATGGGAGCTCCTCTGCTAGTTTTCCTATCGAATTAGTCTCGGTAGGGACACAATCTATGTTATTATCCTTTAAGAATTGTCTAGCAACATTGAGAATACTAGCTTTTTCTTCTCCACTTTGTATACGAGCTAAAAGTTCTTTAGCTAATAATTCATGGAGTTCGATTAGTGTTTTTTCCATTTTACCAAATAATTGTGCCTAACAATTTTCCTAAGTGAAAAAGAGAGACAAGTGATAATGCTATAAAAGCTAAATAGCCAATGATAGCTAATGAAGTGTAGTTCCAGTTTTGATTGTTCATTTTATTATTATTCCAAATTTTAATGCTGTAAATAATGCAGCAATGATTGCTCCAAATATAAAGATTGCTCTAATACCACCCTTCCCCATAGCAACTTGCTCTTTGAGCTCTTCAATATCTCTAGAATTTTTCTCTAGTTGTTGATGAACTGTATCTAATTTCTCACAGAGTAAATCTACTTTTTGGGATAGGGTTTTTGTTTTAGCCATTTTGTTGTTGTTTTAAATGTCTATCCAAATTTCTTTGGATCACCATTTTTTCTTCATAAGCTTTTTCTAATTTATCTAAAGCTACGTGATAAGATTTTCTTAAATCTTCATGATTTTTAATTAATTGATGTATATCGGCAGGTGACATTGTACTCCTTATTGTTTTTGTAATGATTGAATAAATTCTTTTCCTTGGATAACTTTAATTTCCGCCTGTACTTCCGCACAAG